CCTCGATACCTGCTGATACCTTTGATACCTTTGTTACCTTTGATACCTTTGATACGAGCGACTTCTCAGCTACAAGGGGTACCCTTTCCCCAATCGATTAGGTACAAGCCCAACCTTTTTGATATCGTTACTAACAACCTAGTATGTGCGACAAGAGATACCACCCCCTATTGAAAAGTAGATAAATATATCTCCAATATATGAGTTCCAAAATAAAAAAAAGAAATTAATCCTTAAACTTGTTAAAGAAATTATATTATACTAATATATACTAAAGTATATACAAGGTCTTTCTTATATAAAGAAAAAACTTCTTAATGGTTTAATAAAGAAAGTATATTAATTAAATATTGAATAATATTGGATAAGTATTGAGTATCGTAAGATATCATACTTATATATGATGTAATTAATGTTAAGATATGTTACAATATAAATATAAGGATAGATAATTTATTATTGGAGCGTTAGCTTATGGATAAAATAACTCGTGGATATTGTCAGCTAATAAAGAGAATAAATAAATTTACAGAACGTGATTTTTATAACCAACTTAAACGAACAGGAAAGAATAGGGATGATATAGAGAAGATAAAGAATACTTGCTCTAAACTACAAGAAGAAATAGACGATAGTTTAAATTTCTATCTATACAAAGAAGATAGATGGTTACAGATGGATATATATAGTCATAGTGGCTATGAAGGAAGTGTAAGAGGTGGTAATCTAAAACATATCTATAACAAAATATGTAAGATATACTCAAAGCTATTATCTCTATTGAATTTGAAATAGATTAAGTAGCCAATAACATAATAAAATAAACAAAATAGTTTAAAATAATAATAGGAGGATATATGAAATTAAGTACAAGTATTCATCAAGGAAATAAATATTTAACAATAGATTTAGATAGTGATATGTATATGATGTTAAGTTCTAAGTTCTACCCATATAGATTGTTTTATAATCATATAGCTATCAAAAATAAAAAGGGTATAAGAATACCAGTATGGAGAATAGTTAGAAAATGTTTTAATAAAGATTTAACTTGTAGATATAGAGATGGTGATAATACAAATTTAAAAAGAAATAATTTAGAATTAATTAGAAAAACCTAACAACTCAATTCATATATCCTTCTAAGCTAACTAAGGTTGTAGGTAATCCTTAGTTTATTTTTTTTATTGGTAAGATTATGTTAGATGATAAACAAATAAAATTTATAGACAATTATATACAAAGCTATGCGGTAGAGATGAGTGCTATCAAAGCTGGTTATCCTAAAGATGATGCTTTAAAGATTGGTTTAGATTTATTATCTAACTCAACTATTAAACAAGCTATCGAGGAAAGAGAAAATGCTTTAAACCAAGATGCTAAATCTTTAAAGATGAATAAAGAAAAGTTACTAAGAACAATGTACTTTCTATATTCTCAAAGCGTTAAGGATAGACAAATAACTCAAGCAGTTAATATACTGGAAAAGATAGCTACTTGGTCAGGTGTTAATCCTGATGAAGTACAACTTGACCCAGTACAACTTATAATTAATAACCTCGATGAGAATAAAATATAAAATCGTTTCTAACGATTTGGGCGCCTTCAGCGCTATACTACCGAAAGATAATTTAATCAAGTAGGTAGTTTTGAAAATAATATAATACAGAAGGAGTACCTATTGGTAAAAGAATATATAATTAATTCTAAGAAATATGGTAAACAAATTGTATTACTAGATGATGAAGATTATGATAGATTACAAAAATATAAACATCATCTTCTATTAGCTTATGATAAAACGATAAAAGGTTTTTATGTTCATTTTAAAGTTAAACCTTTGGGTGTAACTAAGATAAATGGAAAAGATGTTAGAAGATGTATACGATTACACAGATGGATAATGAATTGTCCTAAACATTTAGAAGTAGACCACATTAATCACAATACTCTAGATAACAGAAAATGTAATTTAAGAAAGGTAACAACTAGAGAAAATAATCTAAATAAAAGAAATAACACATCTGGTTGTCCAGGTGTTAGATGGCATTCACAAGGCAAGAAATGGAATGCACGTATCACTATTAAAGGTAAAGAAAAATCATTAGGTATGTTTAATACTTTTGAGGAAGCTGTTAAAGCTAGATACGAAGCCTTAAAGGAGGTGATGTAAATGTCTCCTTATACAGTAGATTTACTACCAGCACAAAGAAGGTTTTTTGAAATAGACCATAATAATCCTATAGATATAGCTTGTTTTCAAGGAGGCTACTAACGGTAGCGGTAAAACATTTTCTGGTAGTTTATTAGGAGTTCTACTTTGTTTAAGATATCCAGGAATAACTGGATTAGTTGGAGCAATTACATATACAGTATTACGAGATACAACATTAGCAACTTACCTAGAACATCTAGATAACCTAGGAGTTAAATACAAATACTTAAAGAATGAAGATAAGATAGTATTCCAAAACAAAAGTGAAATTCTTTTTCGCCATCTTCAAGAACCAAACAAACTTAAATCATTAAACCTAGGTTTTGTAGAGATAGAAGAAATGTCTGATGTACCACTAAGTACATTTGAGATGCTTCTCAGCCGTTTAAGACAAAAAGCTAAACCAGGATGGAAGAATTTTCGTCATAGACTATTTGGTCATACAAACCCTCAACAATCAAGAGGATGGATATATGAGAAGTTTAAAGTAAATCCTCAACCTGGATATAGACGTATCTTAGCTCCTACTACTCAAAACAAATATTTACCAGAAGGTTATATAGAGTTGCTAAGAAACTCATATAATGAAGATTACTTTAAGATAAACGTAGAAGGATTAGATTGTGATGATACAAGTGGATTAGTTACTAAGGGATTTGATAAAGCTGTACAAGTAACAGATACAATAACTTTAAATCCAAACTATCCAATCCATATAACTTGCGACTTTAACGTAGACCCTATGTGTTGGTATATATGTCAAGTATATGATGGTAATGTATATATTCTTCACGAACTTGTTAAAGAGAATACAACAACAGAGAATGCAGCACAATCAGTATCAGATTTATTAGCTGGTGAAAAAGGTAGAGAGATTATAATTAACGGAGATGCTTCTGGAGATTATAAAACTACTAAAGGAGTAGATTATGTTTATCTACGAAATAACTTAACAAGAAATAAATTTGAAAACGTTAAGTTAAAAGTAATGGCTAAAAACCCTGGTATTGAATATAGGATATCTTGCTGGAATAATCTTATCAAAGGACCAGACAATGAACACCACGTGTTTATTCATCCTCAATGTCAATATCTAATTTATAATATAGAGAACTTAGAGGTTGAACCTGGTACAAGTAAACCTAAAAAGATAACAGCAAGTAAAATTAAATCAGACCCTAAAGCTAAATACTTAGGTCACCCAATAGATGCAGTAAGTTATTTAGTTTGTTTATATTTTCCAGTTAAAGCAATTCATCTTAGCGATTTCAATAACCGAGTTGCAAATCAAAAGACTGATATCTTTGGTGGTAAATATGATAAACGATTAACGTAAGGAGAATACCTTGACGACATTTTACTATAAAAATGATAAGAAAGTATCACTTAATCCAGAGAAAAGACAAAGAATATGTTCAGAGATAAATAACGAGTTTAAGCAATTCTATAGAGATTTATCAGAACCTAAAGAAGAAGCTACTTCTATATTATCTGAATTATTCCCTGGTTATAGTAATGACCAAGATAAAATAAATAAGATACCTAGCTTATATGAACAATATAAAACATATACATCTGCTATACAGAGAGCTTGTTATCCTAGCTTAGAAGCTATACTAGATATCAAAGGATTAGATTTAAAGAGTAATAACTTAGCAGCTACTTATAAAGCTAGTCTGATATATGATTGGTATAATATTAATATGTTAACAACTCTTGATAAATGTCAAGATGATTGGGCTATTAAAGGTGAGGCTGCTGCTTATATCTGCTGGAAAGAAGATATAGTACAGGTAGAAGATGAAATACCAGTACCAACAGTAGACTTAGAAACTGGATTACCTAAGTTAGATATAGTAAAACAAAAAAGAGATATCTTAACTTTCAGAGCAGTAGATGCTAAAAGAATAGACCCACATAACTTATACTTTGATAAATCACAAGTAGATAATTGGCAACACTGTAGAAAGATATATAGAGATTTTATTTCTGTAGAAAATATATTTGCTAATACATCTTATAATCTTACAGCTTCTGAAAAGAATGAACTAAAAGAATTAGTTTATAATCCAAGAAATAATAGAACATTAAACAATGGATATGAAAGTAAGATAAGCGAAGATACTAAAGTATACGGTAGCACAGTTGAAGTATTGGAGTTTGAAGGTGACTTTATAGACCCAGTTACCTATGAGATAATTCCAAACGTTGAAGCAACTGTAGTAGCTGGTAAATATCTAGCTAAGTTTGAAAAATCTAAGAAACCTTTAAGCTCTATAGTATGGGCAGCATATATGAAAAGACCAGATACTGGTCGTGGTCAATCTCCATTACGTATTCCCGAAATACTTAATACAGTACAAAATATGTGTGCTGATTTAACAATGGCATCTTGGAAGTTGAATACATATCCAACATATATGGCTCCTAAAGGTATGTTACCAAGCTATATTGATTTACAACCAGGTCAAGTAGTTGAGTATGATGCAAGTGATTTATCAACACAAGCAGTACCTCAAAAGATGGACTTCTCTAGTGGATTAAGAGGATTTGATTTCTCTGATTTCTTCCAACGTAGAATGGAGAATGCAACTGGTATTAACCAATATATGCAAGGTGCTATGGATGGTTCTGTTAGAACGGCAAGTGAAGCATCTTATATCCACTCTGGAGCTACAATGAGAATGTCTAGAGAAGCTCATTTGTTTAGTCATAACTTTATAGAACCTCTAGTTAAAACCTATGCAGTATTCAAAAAGGTATTTGATACTCAAACAATTGAAGTACCAACAGGACCTAACCAATATGCAGAAGTAACCGAAGAGGTTAGAAATGGTAATTATTATTTCATAATAGGAGGAAGTCAATCAGCAGTAGAAAGAGAAGCAGAAACTCAAAAGATATTTACAGTATTAGGACAGCCAGTATTCCAATCTTTGGCATCTGTACTTGACCCAGTAACATCTGCTACATTCTTTAAATGGATATTAAACAGAATGAATTTCCAAGATACTAATCAGATAATGGAAATGCTAGATATGAACGGTCAGCTAAGAAGATTAGCCCAACAGCTTGGTATTCAAGACCAAAACTTTGAAGGCTTTAGACAGGATATGATGCAAAGATTTGTACAACAATCTCCATCAATGGCAATGGAAATGTACAATGAGGCTAAACCTAATTTAGAACAACAATAGAAGGAGGATTTATTTAATGAATTTTGAAGAAGCTCAAAGAGTTGCAGAAAAGAAACGTACATCTAAAAAGCAACAAGAAAGTTTGAAGCGAGAAGCAGTCGAAAAAGAATTAAACGAATGCAAAGAATTTATTAAGACCAGACAGATATTTAAGGACTTAGTAAGTGGTAATGAGGAAAAGTTTAGGAAGTGTATTGACTACTACTTTCTAACACAATTAGTACCAGCAATCAACAGAAACGCTATGTGTAATGCAGATTACATTTCTGGTATGAGAGATGGTATGGAAATGTTTTTAGCAGTAGCTAATGCTTATGATAATCGTATGAAAAGAATTACAGAACTTAAAGGAGAACTTAAATAATGTCAGAAGAAATTACAAACACACAACAAGTTAATACAAATCCTGTAGACAACAATGTTAATGTAGACCCTCAACCAGCAGCAATGCAAGTTGAAGAAAATACTAACCCTGTAAGTGCTACTCAAAATACTACCGAGAATGGGATGGTAGATAACCCAGTAGATAATCCTACGGTTGAACAAGAACCTACGGATGCTACTAATCTTCCAAACGCAGAAGAAGATGTTAATGCTCTTAAAAAGCAATTGGAAGAATACAGATTGCGAGATGAAGAAGTAAGACAACTTAGTGAAAGATTAGGAACTAACAAAGTACCTGATGTTCAAATCTTCGAAGCTCAAAGGAATTTAGATATCCTAGACAATCAAGCTCAACAAGCCTATATTACTTTATGTAATCAGTTCGGAGTAGATTATAGACCTGATAAGATTGAAGCATCTGCTAATGAACTAAAGGCTAAAGACCCACAGAAATTCTATGAGTTACAAAATAGAATTGAAAAGCTTGATAACCTAGTAACTCAAAAACGTAATGAAGCAAATCAATTCATTAGACAGAGAGAGTTAAACTTGGCACTAGCTAAACATCAACAAATATTAAACGCTAGTCCAATGTTACAACAACAATTAAATTCTTATTTGCGTAATGCTAATATAGATAATCCAATGCAACAGATAGATATGTTTGTTGATATGGCACAAGCTATACAGCGTGAAGCATTTGAATATGGTAAGATATTTTCCCAACAGGAAAACTTAAAACAACAACAAAATCCTAACAATGTATTAAACAATACAGTAATGGCAACTAATCAAAGCTATTCAGGACAAGCTCCTAAGATATTTACTAGAGCTGAAATTGCTAATATGTCACAATCTGAATTTGAGAAGTACGAAAAAGAAATCGACCAAGCAGTAAGAGAGGGTCGAATAAGATAGGAGTGAAACATTATGACAGCAATTGATCCAGTAAATGATTTTTCTAATTCAGGATTTATCCCAGAAATTTATGCTAAGAAGTTAGCAAGAGAAGTTAAAAAATATACACAATTTATTGAAAGAAACTGCAACAGAGAATGGGAAGGTAACCTATAATTTTGCCCTCCGACTAAAAACTCCGCTAAACGGGGAAGCCCTTCAATTAATGGGTAATCCCGTACCAAGCTATATAGGCGACTATATAGTACGGTCTAACGACTAGAGTTGAAACTCAATGAGTTAATAATTACTCCACGAATACGGGGAATAGGATGAAAGACTATCAAGATAAAAATAAATTACATACCGCATATAAAGAATTAGGTTCACTACAAAAAGTAGCTGATTATTTCGGAGTTAGTAAGAAATTAATTCTTAACTATATGAAGAAATTAGATATACCAAGAAATAAAAGAGTTAAGAAAGTAAAGCCTCCAGATACATATCATAAAGGATATATAACTACCTGGAATGGTTATAAAAAAGTTAAAGCCCCTATAGACCATCCTTATAAAGACAATAAGGGTTATATAATGGAACATAGGTTAGTAATGGAAAAATATATTGGTAGATACCTTGAGCGGTACGAGGAAGTCCACCACATCAATTATAATAAACAAGATAATAGAATTAAAAATCTACAACTTGTTACAAAAGAAGAACATCGAAGAATTCATTTAAAAGATAGTATTCACCCTATTAAGATATAGTCTGAACTAACAGGATGATAAACTGTTAGATGTATAGGATAAAGAGCCTATACGGTAACATAATGGATATCAAAGCTTTTGGTGATAAAGTTAGAATTTCTCTACCTAACGCAGACAATGTAACAGTAGCTATTACAGCAGATACAACTGATGTATGTCCTGTTCCTGGTAAAGTAAACCCTACACAAAAAACTTTAGAGATTAACAACATTGCTACATTCTCTTTGAAGTTCTCTGATGTAGACCAAGTACAATCTCAATACAATCTATTAGATGGTTACTCTGCAATTGCTATGCAAAAACTTGGTGACTTAAAAGATAAGCAAGTTATGGTAGCATTAATTAAAGCAGTAACTAATGCAGATAATATGATTGGTACAGCAGCAGCTCCACAAGCTGTAACTAAAGATGATATCTATGATTACTTAGTAGATGCTAGAGTTGCATTAACAAATGCAGGTGCATTAAACGGAAATGGATTCTACTCATTCAAAGGTAACCAAGAAGAAATGGAGTTCTTAGCTCCTGTTTATACTTGTACTCCTAAAATCTTTGGTTTAATGTTGAAGTCAACTCAATTAACTCACCCAACAGCTAACGCAGACCAAGTAATCGAACGTGGTCAAAAATCTATGATGGCTGGTTTTGAAATCGACCAAGATACAGTATTGACTACAATTACAGCTACTGAAGTTACTGATCTTGCAGCAGGTGCACAAGTTGGTATCGCAGCTACTAAAATGGCTGTTACTTATGCTAACCAATACACTAAAGTAGAAAAACTAAGAGACCCTGATTGCTTCGCTGATATCGTAAGAGGTCTAGAGTTATATGGTTTTGCAGTAATTCACCCAGAATGTGCTGTAATTACTTACTTTACTTTAGCTTAATGATTTCGCTATAGGGGATTAATTTCCTCTATAGCTCTTATCGTAACAAATTGGAGTTTATAAATGGCTGGTAAAAATTATTTTGATTTATGTAATGAAGTATTAACTGAACTATTCTATGAAAAGGCTGATACATTTGAAGAACTATCAGAACTTACAGAAGGTATTAAAGTTAAACAAGATTTGAATAGTGCGTTAGCTTTAATATGTAATAGCGAGAATAGTCCTTGGGCTTTTAGGGAATGTGAATACTTTCTATCTCTAGTACCAGATGTTTATGAATATGAAGCTCCTAATGGATTTATAGATTACTTAAAATATCGAGATGTACCTATTGTTTTAGACTATGAAGAGGACCATAAATACTTAGCTCCTGCTAAGGGTATGCCTACTTCTTATTGGATGGATGAAGGTATAATTAAATTATATCCTATGCCAGATGAAAGTCAATTAGGTAGATTAATAAAAGTAAAATTCTATACAAATGATTTTGCTAAGAATGCTTGCGGAGTTTATAAACCTCTAATGGAATTAGAATGCGATGAGCCAATTATACCTGCACATCATAGAGATATTCTTAAATGGAAAGTATGTGCAGATTGGAGAGGTTCATTAAATGATGCTAAAGCAGTTTTCTATGAAAAGAGATTTAGAAAAGCATATACTAATTTAGTATGCGACCAAAGATTAACTCTAGATAATAGAGCTGGTTTTAATATTATGCCTCCAGCTAATTCTGCTAACTCTGCTATTCTAAGAGCATTCTACAATCCAAGAACTAATAAATTAATTTAGGAGATATTAATGGGTGCTACTGTTAAATATTATAATCTAACAGGAGGACTTAATACTGTACAAGGTATAGGAACTATAAACCAATCTAACAAACGTACAGAAAGTCCTGATATGAAGAATGTTGAGTATTATAAACTTGGTGGTATCAAATCAATGTCAGGTAATACTCAATATGGTAATACACTACCAGCTCAAATATCATTAGGGTTTGAGTATATCTATGGTAATAATAAGTATATGGTTGTTACTACTGTAGATGGATGTGTTTATATATACAATAAAATAACAAATGAATATGATAAAATATTCCAATTTGAAACACCTACATCAAGACATTCAATATGTACATTTAATAATGGTATAGTAGTATCTAATGGAATAGATGATTTATTATTCTATCAATATGGTAGACATAATTTATTAGCAGGTGCGGTAACTATATCTACAGAAAATAATAGTGTTACAGGTACTGGTACAGAATTTACAACTGAATTATCTGTAGGTGATTATATAGAAATTAATTCCGTTAAATATAAAGTTATTAAAATAACTAGTGATACAGAATTAAGAATAGAACCAACACCAACAGAAGCAGTAAGTGATAGTAATTATTATCTAGCTGATATATCAGAACTCAATGCTGTATATAAAAATTCAGATGACCCTAATATATCTAAACCAGTAAGAGGATTAGCTTTACAATCTTACCAAGGTAGAATATTTGTAGGTGGTAATGATGGTATTCTATATTATTCAGAAGTTGGTTTAATCCACGGTTGGGATTTAAAATATGGTGCTGGAGCTATACCTGCATTCTATGATGATAACTCCGACTTTACAGCTTTTGGTATATGGGATAAATACTTAATCATTTGTAAAAGAGAACGTTCATATATACTAGATGGAACAGATGCTGATACAACTAATTGGACTGTATCTCCTTATTCTGATTTTACTTGTGATAGTCAACAGTCTTGGTTAGTAGCTAATAACTCTTTCTTAGTGTATACCAGAACTGGTGGTGGTATTTATCCATTACTACAAAGAACAATATATAATGCAAACTATCAAGGTAATGATTTATCTGTTAAGATAAGAGATAGTTTTGAATATATTAATACAGCAAAGTTTGATTATATATTCCCTGTATATGCTCCAAAGAAAAAATATATAATGTTTTATATTCCTATGTTAATGGGTATAGGAAGTAATTATTGTTATATATTTGATATACAAAGCAAGACTTGGTTACTAAGAGTTGTACCACAAGAAGTAACAATAGCCTTTAGATTTAACAATGAAATATATATAGGTACTAAAGAAGGTAAAATATTAAAAGAATTTTCATCTCTAACATTTGATGGACAACCTATTGAATGGTATTGGAAATCACCTTGGTTTTCTTTTGGAGAAGGTTCTAACTATCTATCTACTAGAGAATTTAGAGTTAATATAGCAGAAGAAAATACAAACAGATTTCACGTAAGGAATAGAAGGGATGGTAAGGATGTATTTAATACACGACTTGTAACTAATGACTTAGATAGTTTTATTGGTTTAGTATGGGATGTAGACAATGAAGAGAATAGTTTAACCGATACTACTTGGGATAATGATAGTTGGGTAACAACTTCACATATTGTCAAAAGATTTCCATTACCTAAACAATATTTTCAAACTACTCAAATAGAGTTCTATGGGAACGCAGTAGATGAAGGTATGAGTATTTATGGATTTGAAATAGATGGAATACAATTGGAGGAAGTACCTTGGAACTAAACAACTATAATATATTACAAATTGAATGGACACCAGCATATAATAAAGAAATTACAGAAATATACAGAATGCTTAAAGACCAAGAGAGAAAAATATTTGATTTATCTTGGTACGATATGGGAGGAGATATATTAAATTATCTTGAAGGTATGATAAAGAAAAGTGCTGTATTTGTTGTAAGTAAAGATGATGATATATGTGCTTTCTTTATTTTAGAAAACCCTAGAATGTTTAAAGATATAATAATCCGTACAGATGTTCATACAGCAGTACGAAAGAAATATTGGGGTAAACAGTCAAGAGAAATTATGAATTTATTTAAAGCATATCTTTTGACTAATTATAAAATTAAGAAATTAATAGCAAGTGTACCTCAATGCGGATATGGAGTTATAAAACTTCTTAAAGATATAGGGTTTAAACACGAGGGAACTATTAAGCAAGCCTTACTATTTAAAGATAAAAACAATGTACCAAAATTTTATGATGAACTAATTTATAGTTTTACAAATGAGGATTTATAAATATGTCTAAAACAGTAGAACGACCAATGTATGAGGAGTTAGCTGATACTCCTTGGATAACTAGAAATAGAGAACTAAATGAAAGTTCTTATAATAATTTATTAAATTCTCTTGATAATCTAAATAGATTTACAGATAGAGATTTAAACCAATATCAAACAGTAGCAGACCAATATACACAATCAATGTGGAATGATTTGAATAGAGGTTATCAGCAAGCAGTTAATAACAATATAGCTAGAGAACAGAATAGATTAGGAACTACTGGTGCATCTTCTAGCTTATATAACACAAATACTTTACAGAACAATTATAACGACCAAGCTGCAAGATTAGCTAGTCAAACAGCAGCACAATATCAAAACTTAATTAACAATGAATACAATAGAAGATTATCTAATACTAACCTTTACAACAGTTTGTTCAATACTTCTGGTAATACTACTCAGTCAAATGATATAGCCAATTGGCAAATAAGAAATACAAACAAAGATAGACAATGGTTAAATGATGTAGATAAGAATAATAATACTGGTTGGAACTGGTTTGCTAATGTAAATAAAGGAGCATTAGAAGGGTTTAGTGAAGGTATGAAAACTGGTAATATTTGGGGAGGTATAGCTGGTGGTATAGCTGGAGGTATAGGTAACTCTGGTACAAATCAGAATACTGGTAACAGTTCAGCAAATTCAAACAACTCATTATTCTCTAATATAGGTTCTCTAGGAAATCAAATATCTAACTGGTGGAATACTAGAAATGTAAACGGAACTGATTATAACTCTTTTTTAAATAATAATAATTATCTAGGTTCTAGTGGTATAGGTAGTTATGGTTTAAGTACAAGTGATTTACAAGATATACTTCCTAATGGTGGTAGATTTTCTTGGCAATAATAAGGATTAATATTAATGGACTATAATCAATTTTTAAAATTCATATTAGACCCAGATGTGAAAGCTGCTGACAAAGATAGATTATTTGCTAAATATCCAGATTTCGCTAATCAATATCTTAGAAAGCAATTGAAAATAGAAGGAAAAAAAACTGGTACTGGAGTTTATAATGAAACTACTAAAAGGGTAGAACAATTTAAGAAAGCTATTAATAATAAAGCTAATGAAGCTAAAAAGACTATTGATAATAGTAAAAAGATTTTAAATAATCAGGTTAATAAAACTAAACAAGTAATTAAGAATAATGCTAAGACCGCAGTAAAAGGTACTGTAAATAATCTAACTAAGAATGCAGTATCAATGGAACAAGCACTAGCTAGAGAAGGTTTAAAGAAATCTGCACAAGCTGGAGTAGGTTCTGTATTAGGTCCTGTAGTAAGTGGTGCATTAGCTTTACCAACAGCAGTAAAAGGTTTAACTGATAATAACGCCAATGCTTTAACTAGAGCTTATGATTTGTTGGGTTTAGGTTCAGCTGTAGGAATAGCTGCTGCTCCTGGATTATTAAAAATACCCGCATTAGCTGGTTCTGTATTATTCCCTATGGCTTCTGATGCTATGAGAAATAATAACGGAGAAGGTACTCCTGATATAAATAATAATAGTCTTAAACCATTAACTCCAGAAGAAAGAACTAAGATAGCTAATAATACAAACAATCTATTACAGCAAGCTCAACAACAATCTAATGAGATGCAAGATGCTATTAATTGGTATGATAATTACAATAATAGAATGAATGCAAATCTGCAAAACGAAATTAATAATACATCAAATCTAAGACCACCAGCACAGTCATTAAGTTATGGTAATACATCAGGTAATACAAATTATCCTATAACTAATTTAACACCTATTAACGGTCAACCTAACGCCGCTAAACAAAATACAAATAATAAGATGGTAAATAATAATATGGCAACAAATAATAATATTAATTTTAATAATGGTATGAATAATCTATTAAATAATATTCAAGCTATATCAGCTTATACAAAAGGTGTGCAACAAGGTAATCAACTACCAAACTTAGGGGTATCTCCAGAAGAACTTATAGCATATCAAAGAGCATTAGAGGTTTATGGGAATAATGTTAGTCAAACTAATAAAGATATAGAAGCATATAAACAAGCTCTACTTCGTGACCAAAATGTAAATAGTATGATAAGAATGATGGGTAGCGCTGGTAATGTAATATCTAATCTACAACCTAAACAGAATATGTATACGTTTGATTGGAGAGGTAACTTTGTAGGTACTGGTGCTCCTGATGCTACTAACTATAACGATGCTGTAGATAGAGCTATTAAAACTCCTGGTATGAGCGATAGGATTAGACAGCAATATGAATTAAATGAAATGATGCGAAAAAATAAAGCTGATAATGCTAATAGGTTTGCAGATTTATTAGCAAATGCTAGAGTAAGTAATGCTACTGGTTTACCTATCCAAGTTGTTAAAGGTATGGAAGCTGGAGATTATTTAGACTATATTCAACCAATACAAGACAGAGCTACCAAAGCACAAGAATTAGCATTAACTGGAGTTAACAATTTAGTAAGAGATAACCAACAACAAGAAGCTGATTTGAATAAAGCTATGCAAGTAGCTAATATGACGTATACAACAGAACAATTAAAACAATTAAATGAAAATCAAAGAGCAGTATTAGAAGCTAACCTTAAAGCTCAAATGAATGCTTTAGATAATACTACAAAATTAAAAGCTATGCAATTAGCTGGATATAATGCACAAGAATTAGAAAAATTAAGACAACAAGACCCTAATGCATACTTAAGAGCACAAGGTCAAATACTACAAGCAGCAGCATTATATGGTGGACAAGTTGGAGCTTTAGGACAGAATATGTTATTTGATATATTCAATAATATGAACGGTACTAATGCTCAACCAGTATCACAATCTGATGCAGTTAATAATTATATGCAAAACGTATTTAAGTAAGGATTAATAAATGGTTAATAAAAGAGAACAAGCTATATCTGGTGCTCTAGAAATGGGTGCTAATATAGAACAAATTAATAACGGTTTAATTAATGCTGGACAAAAACCTTTATCTGAATACGAAACAACACTAATCAATAGAGATAGATATGGTCAGAACTTATTAGAAAGATTTGCTTCTGGTGCTAAAGATTTTGGTTCTGGTCTATCTTCTCTTGGTGGTGCTGTATTCCAATATAGAGATAATCCTATATTTAGAAACTATATAAATAAACAAGCTGGTAATTATCTTAAAGATGTAGTAACTGGTAATACAAATCCTTATGAAGATTTTGCTAATTTAGTATTAACTCCTTATGGTACAGATGTTAAAAAGTTCGTATCTAATCCAATACAAGGAATAAAAGATATTGGATATAATGCAGCAGCAGACCCATTTAATGCTGCATTAGATTTAACTACATTTACTCCAAAAGGAACATTAGCTAATATAGCTTCTAAATTAGATATACCAGTTGTAAATGATATACGTAGAGTTATATTACCAACAGCTAAGGAAAAGCAAGTAAACAATTTAATCAACTTAGCTTCTACTTCTACAGCTACAAATAGAATTAAGATGGCTAAGGAATTAGAGAATATAGCTTTAGATAGTAATATTAATCAAGCTGTAAAGAATTTAACTTATGGTTCAATAACTCCAGAAACTAAAGATATAACCAATAGGCTAAAACAGTTTAGTGAAAAAATAAACAAGCAAATGGTTGACTTAGGAGTTGATGCTGGAGAAGCTAAGAAAGTAGCAGTAGGTCAATATGTATTAGAACAATTGGACCCTAAGCGTACTAACAAAATATATCTACAAAATGTACAGAAAGCTATAGATAATCCTACTATTGATAATGTAAAAGCTATAGGATTAAATAGCCCAACAGAACTAAACGCATTAGTAGAAAAAGGTTCTAAAGCATTTGATGATGGTTTAATATTTCCTATAAGCCAAAGAGGAATTAAAGGAGGATATGATAAAACATTAGTTGATTTAACTGATATAGGTAAAGGTTTATCAACTCAAAGAACTTTTGGTTATGCTACTCCAGAACAAGTTGCATCATATTTAGATACATCATATGGACAGTTATTTAAAGAAATAGAAACAGCTCAATTAGCTAAGAATAATATAGAAGAATTAGCTAGTAAGTTCGGTCGTGGTATAACTCCAGATGAAGTAAATAAGATAGCTAAGAGTGAAGTTATTATATCTCCTACAGAATTTAAAGATGGAGTTAAAACTTTATTCAATACTGGTAAGCAATCAGAGCTAGGAACATTTGCTAAACAATTCTCTAAAGGTGCTAGTAATAGTTCTATCAAGAAATATGCTAATGACTTATATGCAGTAGATAAAAATGATTTGAGGGCGTTAGCAAATGCTACAGCTAAGTATGATGTATCTACACCTACTGGTAAAATAATTCAAGCAGCTAAACCTATTATGGGTGCGTTTAAAGGTTCTGTATTAGCTAAAGTACCTTATGTAGCTGGTAACAGAATAGGTAACTTATCATTAGCTGCTATTGGTGGAGCTGATTATTTAACAGCTTTAAAACCAGGAAATATAGAAAAGTATATACCAGATTATCTTAAATTTTCAACTTCATTCCACGGTTTAAATCCAGGATTTGAAAGTTCAAATATCGTAAATACATATAAAGATACTACAAGAAATTTAAAGAGAGGATTTGCTGAACTAACAAATAAAGAATTAAGTCCTAGCGAAAGAATAGCTGGTGCTGGTACAATGATTAAAGCAGCACAAGACTATGCAGTAAGACCTTTATTCCAATCAGAAAGTACATTAGAATTAATTGATAGAGCTGCTGTATATTTCAATGAAGCTAAGAAGTATGCTAGACAAACTGGTACAACTATGGAGGATGTACTTAATAAAGCTCTAACAGATAAGGATTTACAAAAGGATTTAATTAGTAGAGTAAACAATATTCTTGGAGATTACATCGGAAGAAATAGTTATGTTAATCCTAATGCTTATGAATTAATGTCACTAGCATTTCCATTCCATAAAGTAATAACTACTTCTAAAGATATACTAATAAATCAACTAAGAGATAATCCATTAAAGCTACAAGCATTTGCAAGAATACCTAGTAGATATGGTAATCAATTAGAAGCTATGGATGAAGAAATAGGAGGTCAACCTAGAGATAATGATATAAGGGGTGGACTTGTTATTAATCCTACATATACTAAAAGAGAACCAGCTCTAAAAGTATTTAATGATTATAATCCTTTGATAGCTCCTTTTGAAACATTACAATCAGTAATAGGTCCAGAAGTTAGACCAGGTGAAGGTACTGGATTAGCAGGTGCTATGAACTTAATAGGTGGTAACTTAAATCCTGTAGCTGGTTTATTCAATGTTATGAAGGGATTAGACCAATACGGAAATCCAGTAGTAGGTCCTAATACTTATACAGTAGGTAATAAAGTTATTACATTAGATAATAATGGTAATAGACTAGAACAACCTTCTCCTGATATTCTAGGTGCTATGACTGGATATATTGGTAGAAACTTCTTACCACTAGCAACATTCTATAACCAAACAATAGGACCTTCAATAGGTCATCTAAGTGGTAAAGGATTTTATCAACCAACAAATAGAGCTATATTAGGAAGTATCGGAGATACCAACATACCTTATCTAATGGAAGGTAATACTAAGAAAGCTCCTATTAAAACTCTTAGAGATTTAACTAGACAGCAACTTGGATTTAAGACTAGAGATGTTTACTATCCATATACTCCTAGATTAAATACTTACGACTTGGAAAATGCTTTAAGAAAGAAAAGTAGAAATGAATTTTTATTAATGAATAGAGGATTTTAATTATGACTTGGACAATACCTAATACTTTTATTGCAGGAACAAAAGCTAAATCTGGTGAGGTAAATGAAAACTTCACCAGTTTGAAGCTATTTGTAGATACTCTTGAAACCAATCAAGCTACAAATACAACTGACATTTTACAACTTGAACAAAATAAAGCAGACCTTAATGGTAACTATGAACAAAGATTTCAAGTAGCTGATGCAACTAATTCCTTTGATGCTATCAATAAACAAACATTACTTAACTTAGTTAGCAATACTCAAGAAGTTATTAAAGGATTTGTTCTAAGTAAGTTTAATAGTACTACAGTATCTGCAACAGCAGGAAGTTGTTATGATAGTACATTTGTATATATGATTAAAAGTAACACTTCTTTATCTAAGGCACAAACAAATTTAGGTAAGAATGCTAAGTATTATGTATATGTTTGTGCTGATAAAGATAATGGTAATTGTGAATTAGTTATATCATTAAGTAACGGAACTCCAGAACTACCAGCAGGATTTGAATATTTTAGACAGCTTGGATATTTTACTACTGATGGAAATGGCAATATAAGCCAAGTATTAAATAATAGTGATACAGCATCTGGTTATATAGGTGAAAAGGGTTATATAACATTAAATGGTTTAGTAACTATACAATGGGGATATGCTGATGTAAACCTAAATAATAGTTCAGTAGATGTATATTTACCAGTAGCTTATAAGTCAGCTCATTTATGTTGCGTATGTTCTCCTGACAACTCTTGGAGTAATGGTGATTGGGATAGGATATGTGTTGGTTGTCAACCAGTATCTCTAAGTAGAATAAGATTTATGGGTGGTCGAAGTGCAGCATATAGAGTTTACTATATATCAATAGGAATATAGGAGTAGTGATATGGTTTGCAATAGTGATAGATTAGTATTAGAAATAAACCAAGGATGCCCTAGAGGTTTTGGTTTTACATTAAAACAGAAAGTATGGAATAATGATACTAATGAATATAATATGGTACCAGTAGACTTAACAGGACTTACGATAAATGTTCAAGTTAAGATGGCTCCTTATGTTACTCTACCAGCTTTAATAGAAAAGAATATAACAGAAGTGGAAGATTTAACACAAGGACAAATAACAGATGCTACTAATGGTAAGTTTAAATTACAGATTACACAAGAAGATAGTGTTAAACTAAATCCTGGAGAGTATGCTTTAGTAATTAATATGGTCGATAAAGATACTCTAACCCATCTAAGTGGTGATGGAAATAATTATGCAATATATAGAGTATGCTATCAATAAGGAGTAAAGAATATGGCATTAAATAACGAAAACAATAATGATTGCTGCAAATGCACAACACCAGAATATGAACTAATTCTTAATGAACAAGGTCCACAAGGTAGGCAAGGCGAAAAAGGAGATGCTGGTTTTACTCCTATCATATCCGTTAAAGATAATACCAATAGTAACTATACTTTAAATATTCTTACGCAAGATGGACAAATAACTACTCCTAACTTAAAAGCTAACTTACCAGCAGGAGGAGCTACTGGACAAGTATTAACTAAAAATAGCGCAAATCAAGATGATTGTTCTTGGCAAAATTTACCTAATGCTACTACAGAAGTAGAAGGTATAGCTAGACTAGCAACTGAAGAAGACTTTGAAACTACAGAAGATAGTTCAGTAAGTAATACAACTATAGTTACTCCAGCGTTATTCAATACTGAATTTGAAAAGAAATCTACTAATTTTGTAACTACTGATACTGTACAATCTATAAAAGCTGACAAATCTTTTTTAGGTAATATTGTAGTAGCTTATAATTCATCAGCACAAAAAGGTAGTATTGTTACAAATGCAATAATAAATGATGATAGAATACCTATAATAGAACCTTATGACCTTAATGGCTCTTTTAAGATTGGAGCTGCTAAAGAAGGTTTTTATGCAGATGTTCAAAATGGATTTGATATTAATAATGATTGGCCTAGTGGAGCACAAGGCGTTACTTATTATGAGAACGGACAAAAAGGAAAGATAATAGCAAGTTTTAATATAGACAAATATGTTATAGCTGGTAACAATATTACTATTGATAAAGGTTCTGATGGTTCTTTAACTATTAATTCTACTGGTGGTGGAATAACTGAAATACCGCAAGCAAATACAACTACTCTAGGTGGTATTAAAGCTAATCCTAAAACAGATGAAGATACGCAGCCTGTTAATATAGATGCTGCTACTGGATTATTATATACTAAAGCAGGTGGAACAATAGAATATATAGATGGTGGTAATGCTCAAACAGATGAACCAGCAGTATTAAAAGTATCTAATATAGATTTAGGAGTATATCCTACAAATAATATATACAGTACAAATGAAAATATAACAATAGAATAACTATAGGAGGAATAAATGTTACTAAATAATTTTATTGCTACAATGTATCCTGACATGAAGACTACTGACACCATAGGAGGAATAAAAGAAGAAACAAGGTTTGATATCAGCATTATTCAATCCTTTCCTAGCAACTCCTATTCAGAGACGTCAGGGACTTCATATTTTGGTCCATTTGGAAGAGGAATAGCCTTTGGTTCAGGTACTACCCCCCCCCAGAAAACAGATTATAAATTAGAAAACTATATAACTACTGGATTAACTTATTCTGGAAATAATACTAACAAAACAGATGGAGTTGCCAATTGGGTACAAACTGTACAAAATACATCTACTGCACCAATAACAATAACAGAAGTTGGATTGTTTTCAAAGTATGAGAACTCAAATAGTTTTAATACTTTCTTATTAACCCGTACAGTACTTGATACACCAGTAGTATTACAACCTAATGAAGTTAAAACATTTACTATAACAATAGATTATAATAAGTTTGTAGATGGAACTATTATACAAAACGAATAAGGATATATAATATGACAAGAATACAGATACGCAGAGATACTTCTGTAAATTGGGCGACATATAATCCAATCTTAGCAGATGGAGAATTTGCTCTAGAAACAGATACAAGGAAAATTAAAATAGGTAATGGAGAACAGCCATATAACGATTTAAGCTATCAAGATGCTGTAATACCATTAAACACTCTCCTTAAAATTGATACTACTGGATTAAATACGACAGTTAATACTGGTGCTACTCAAAACTTATTAGACTTAGTAAGTCTTACTGGAAGTGGAACTAACACAGTAACAGTTGCTAATATCTTAGCTACTAAGTATAACCTAACTGGTGGTATATTAAAACTCCCATACTTACCTACTGTTAATAATAAATATACAAACCCTTATTGCGATTATACTATTGATGTTAGAATCACAGGGACAATAGGCGGTAGTACTAATACAGCTAGAGAATTTGATATTGAATTACAGAGAGCAAGTGATGATTCTATAGTGGAAACACATAACGTAACAAAAACTAATACTAACGATTTAACAGGTAAAGGAGTTGCTTTTAATACATATACTAATACTTCATCTGACCCATTCATAGCTAATGGATTAAAATTAGTTTTAAATAATACTTCTGGACAAACAGTAACTATAACAGGAGTAACATTATTAGTTAAAGGAAGAACTTATTAAGGAAGTAACTAATGGCTTGTAAAAAAGACAAAAAGAAAAAGAAATAAATTTAAGGCTATTCACAGCCCGTTTAAGATGGGTTAAATATTAGTAGGATAAAATATATTTGAAAGTATTTTAACCCGCCTTAAATACGTTTTAATATACTTTAGAATTAATAATTTACAAAATAACAAGGAGATAATTTACATTATGAATAAAATAATTTTATCAGGAATAGTATTAGGATTACTTGCTGTACCAACTATAGCAGCAGAAGAAGCTACACAAGATGTAGTAGTAGAACAATCTGGTGGTATATTACTTAAAGCTCAACGTCAACAAAAGAATAATAATACTCATCAAAAAGTTGTTATTAAAAAATCTGGTGGTATTATAGTTATTATCCAACGTAATATTAATAAAGTAGTTAGAGAGGATAAAGTAAATGAGTAATAAGTTTATAGAGTTCTTTAAGAAGTTATTTAGAAAAGCCGATGGATTTAGAGAAGGATTAGAAAATAAACTAGCAGATGTTCTAGATAAAATAGACGATAGTGAGAAAGTTGATGAAGCTGAAAAGAAATTAATCGAAGGTGCTATTAACTATGCTCTAGAGTATTATGGAGTTAAGAATGTACCTGCTGGTGTTACAGAAGCTATTAGTGAGGGATTAGTTGATAGCTTGGGAAAGTTAAACAAGAGAGTACAAGTACAACTACGAAAATAATATCAGATAAAGATAATAAGAAAGTAGACTTTAACATAAGTCCATACTCCCCTTATGGTAGGTCTGGTATATGGGCAACATTTACAATGAGGTTTTAAATAAATATTATTTAATATTGGATTAATTATAAAGGAATTAATTATGATTAATATTGATAAAC